TCTTTTTTTTAATCTTATTGTTGCCATTTTTTAAAAGTTACCTCCAGTAACTAAAGTGTTTTTAGTGGTGGTGGTGTCCGCTTTGAACTGTGTGCCGTCGTAGTAAACAACAGAACCAGTAGTTTTATTAGTAGAATCTACTAGGAACAATGTTCCTGCGTCTATCTCGTCTGCTACTTCTTTTATGTCGTCAATATTATTTGCGACTATATTTATATCGTTTCCGGGAGCATGAGTACCGACTGAGTTAGTGATAAGACCAAGGTCTACCGCTATGTCAGTTAACTCTCCAGAAACAATATTGATATTTGTTTCGTTGCCAGCTACCTTATCAATCGTTGGTAAGTTAGATACAACTGTATCAATATTCGCTTTATTATTATTGACAGCATTTATGTTAGTAATGTTTGAAGCTACAGTATGTACTTCTGTTGCTAACGCTACTAATCTATGGAATGAATACGTATGAGTTGTTGTTGTTGTCTCAAGTAGCATTCCAAAACCTTGAGGTATTGTAGCTGTTACGCCTGTAATAATGACAGGCTTACCAGTTCCTCTACCATTTGCAATAGTGACTGTCCCGGAGTTGGGTACAAGATCTGTTGATGCAGCTTGTACAGACACAATAGTGCCACGCCCATTATTGATATCCGGGTTAGCGTCGGGAAAAGATGTTTCATTTGCTAAAGGTACAAAGCCTCCAACTTCTTCTATAAGGTCAATTATTCTTGCATTGATAGCAGCAGTAGTTGCTACTTTACTATCTGTATTAGACCAAGGTACTCCACTTGCAAGAGTTTCTGTACTGTCTTGTCTAAGAAATAGAGCTTCAGATTCTGTCTCTGTGTAATATCTATTATCAAGAGCTCCAAGTTCTATGTCTTCTTCTTTGATTGACCTATTTACTATGTTAGCTGAATTAACGTTTATACCACTAGGTAAAACACCTGTAGCTAATTTTGCAAAAGGAATAGCTGCGTTAGGACTAATGTCATCACCAACAATAGTTCCGTCTAAAATTTTACTAGATACGACTGCACCATCTCTAATATGGTGGGTAACTACGTCGTTCCTACTTTCTTGAATACCGTGTCTAATTAAAGTTTCTATCTTGTTAAGATCACCAGCTTTAATAGATGAACCGGGAAAGAATGTTACTGTAGGATTGTTTACACTTGTTTCACTGTATATATGTAAACTTTTACCGTTTTGATTATCGCCAAAGGTAATGGTTGTGCTGTTAGCAGCTATTTTATATTGTCCTGTCGAGGGGGTACCTGTAGTACCTATAAAGGTTAGAGGCGACCCACCATCGACTCTGACTTTGATGTCAGATTCATTTATGTATTGAGTTGTGAACTGGATGGTAGTACCAGTGCCAGTTAAAAATTCTTCAGTTTTTGTCGCCATTTATCTTATGGATAATTTGACGGGCGGATTATTTAGGCATTTCTAAGATCTTATCTATTGTGCCTTGGTTTGCTTTTCTGTTTTTTAATTTCTGATTTCTTTCTTCAATGAGTAGTTTTTGTACGTCTTGATCTTTTTTAAGGCTTGCCCAAGCTCGTTTCTTAGCCTTGTCAAACTCTTTTGCAATTCGTTTGTAGTGAGGGAATGATTTTGGTTCAACATCTGCTAATCCATTTTTACGATGCCATTGCATTTCTGCAAGGGATGTTTGCATACTTTCTGACTCAGCCATTTTATCAAAGGTAGCTAGTAAGTTTTGTTTTCCTATAGCTTGTTGGAACATTGACCTAACCTTTGGACTGTCAGATAAATCTGTACCATCTGGAGCGGTGTATGTAGAAGTTCTCATATCATAACCACTATCAAATAGAAACTCTCTACCGGGAGAATAATCTAAGTTAAAGTTAACAGGGGAAAACGCATTAAACATACGAGTTATAAAATCGTGATCTTTAATAGGTCTACCAGTTAATATGTCGTATTTTATAGGCAGTGGGTCTGCTGCAATATTTTCAGTTATTAAGTTTCTGTTTCTTATAGAGCTCTGTAAATCAGAACCTAGCTCTCTTGTGTATGGTGTTAGTACTTTACCTATCTCATTTCTAAGACCAGATAAAGGTACTGTGTTATTCATTAGAGAAGCAATGATTCTATTAGACTGTCCGGGTTGACCAGAGAATAGATCAACAAATGATTGCATACCAGCTAGATAGGATTTACTTGTAACTGTAATTGCCATAGCTAGTTTTAATAGTCTATCTTCAGCCCATTCTTCACCCATTAACTGTTGGTGATCTCCTATATCTCCTACTAATGCAAGTATTTGGTTGTATGGTTCAAAGGCATCATAGTTAACCCAGACATCACCAAGTTTTATAGTCCTTGGTTTCCATCCCATATCTAACCATGCTTGTCTTTGTTTTCTATCTGTAGGTCCATTACCATGTAAGTTACCACTAAGATATGCCATAGACGCCATACTTATAGCAGCAGAACCAATAGCTAATCTACCATTCTGTATAGCTTTAGCATTCATTAAATCCTGTGGAGTTTTAATACCATACTGTAGTAAATCAGAAAGATCATCTCCGGGTTTTGCTTTAGCTATCATGTTAAACTCTTTAACAAAGAAGTTAAAACCGGGAGTATGTTTAGCAGTTAGTGCTAATCCATTAACACCAGTTCTAGCAAATAGGAAGAAAGGTCTAGCCCATGGTGCTTCGTCAAATGCTTTAGCTAAGCTCTTACTAAAACCAGTTAAGTCTTGAGTAAGTGTAGCTTCTCTTCTACTGAAGTCAGCCATCTCGTCAGCTAAACTACCGTCAGGTTTAAATATCTGTTGGTTAAATATATCTTCTTGATTCTTAAAAAATGTCTGATCTAGGTTACTGAAGTTACCATCAGGTAATCTATCAGCAGCAGCTAGAAATGCTTTCTCTCTAGCTCTAGCTCTACCTATCATTAGTGCAAAGGTATCGTCAGTAGCTGCCATAATCTTAGTAGAATATGTAAGAAGACTACTATCATTCAACCCTCTAACCATGTTAGCTGTACGATATAATGCTTTATCTACTGTATTACCTCTAGTTTCTGCCCAATGTCCATACATTTGCCATTGGTCATCTAGTTTATTTCTCTCTACAAATCTAGTTTTCATTGTAGATAGTTCACCAGCCCAATAACTATTTAATCTTTTTCTAAAATATTGGAAAGATTCTGGTACCATCTCACGCATAGCATTAAGAGAAGCTAACGCAGCTCTAGTTATAGTTGCATCACCTTTCATTAAACCACCCATAGCCATAGCCATAGGTCTAGTAAATGCTGCGGTAGATGTACCCATGATTGCGCGAACTGATGTCTTAGGTCCTGATAGAACACTATGAGTAAACATAGTTCCCATCTCTCTTAAGAATGCACCCGTTTTTTTCTTGTCGCCAGCAAACGTACCACCTCTCATTTTCTTACGCATAAATACGTCAAGATCATCTAGAGTGTGTACACCATCAGCCATAGATATACCTTCAAAGATAGTCTTAAATACTTCGTCACCATCTTGTTCTGTAGTCATTTGTAGAGCTACACGGAACGCGTCTATACTTTCCTGTACATCTTTTTGTATTGCTTCTTTAAATTCTTTAGGTGATTTTCTTATACGTGAATCACCAAACTCTGATAACATCTGTGATACTTCAGCACTAGATGTTTTTCTTAGCTCTAGTCCAGCTATAAGTTTCTCAACCATTTGCTGAGCAGGACCATCTATATCTTTTATATCTGCAATATCAGCTAATTCTCTAGCAGTTATACCAGCATCTCTAATATCATTAAACAAAGATATGTTTACCATGTCTAATGCTTTTATAAATCTAGGCTGTACAATTTTACCAACTGTTCTTCCAGATTTATTTTTAATTGGTATTGATGATCTAGTAAGTTTTTTAAAGAAATCTGCTGTACTTACATCACTTGTATTTCTACCTTCATAAACTGCTCTAAACATATCAAGGTCTTCGCCTATACTTTCTTGTAAAGTTTTACCTTGTCGTGATGCAGTTTCTTCTAACTGTTTTATAAAACCTTGACTTCTAAAATTACCAAGAACTTCTTTTATAACTTTATCTGTTTCACCAGTTCCTTGAGCCATTCTACTAATCTGAGTATTAGAAAGCAAAGAACCTGTACTACCTTCTTCTGCACCCCATTCTGTTTTCATACGTTTTGCAGATTTATCTACAGCTTCAGCAGTGCTGTTAGAAGTTGTAGCTCCCTGCCAAGGGTCAGCGATAGGCTCGTTCTTTGGTGCTCTAAACCCAGATTCTTTCATCTGAGATTTAGCTTGTTCTCTTTTTTGTAGTTCTACACTATCTAGTCTAGACTTTCTAAACTCGTCAAACTTAGATCTGATTGCAGCAATGTCTTCTCCTGCTGCTGCCTTTAGTTCACCTCTAGCATCATATACTCTCTTAGCTGCATCACTTATTTCTTTACCAGCTTTTACACCAGTATCAGCTATGTTAGTAGCAATAGGTCTGCCTTTCTCTACAACCTCACCAGCAAGCATTTTAGCTAGTGGTGTCATCTTAAATATAGTTGCATCAAATATAGCACCTATACCCATACCTTCAACAATGTGTCTTAGTTTATTTAGAGCTGGGTGATCTGTATCTTTTGTAGCTAAAGCTGAATCAAGCCATGGATATTTTTTAGCTATAATTCCTGTTAAGTTATCAGTTTCTTCGTTTTTAGAAAATAAATCATATTTTAAACCAGCTATAGCACCTTGTTTTAAGTGTGCTAATAAAGGAGCACCTTTAACAAGTTTACCAGCACCACCTGTTACGGCAATAGTACCTACAACATCTGTAGCACCTCTGACAAGACCACCCCACCATGTTTTAGTTTCAATAGGGTCGCCATCACCATACATAAACTGGTCCCACTCTGTTTGATATCCTTCTTCTGTCTTACCTTCTTCTTCCATCTCGCCATTGAAAAAGTCAATAACTCTTTCTGGGGTAGTGATGATATTAGAAGCTATGTCTCTAGCACCAGCTCCTAAACCTATTAAAGTATCTTCAGCATAAATTTGTGCTGTAGATTTTTCTTTTGGTTTAGCTTCTTCAGGTACAACCTCTTCAGGTTCTTCCTGCACTGGTTCTACTATACCATTTTCAATATCGGCAGCTTCGATATTTTGTACTGCCTTTTGTGTGTCCTCTTCGGACATACCTTGACCAGAGATTCCTATCTCTAGCGTAGGTTCAAATTCTTCATTCATAGTTACCACGGTAATTATTAGCCTAAGATAAGGCTAGTAATCCGCAGTTACTGGTCCTTTCTCATTAAGCCTTTTTTGTTATAAATAGAAGTTTTTACGTTCTGTTCACCCTGTCCTTCGTCTTCAAGTCTTGCTCTTGTAATGCGAGAACGTGTAGGGAATTTGTAAATAAGATTTAATATTTTATCGTTTTTTGTATTTTCCTTAGGTGTATCTTTTACCTCTTCTCCATAAAACTTAAGCTGTGAGTTAGCTAAGTCAATAGGATTAACTCCCATTCTTATAGCTAGGTCACGATAATATTCTGGTATATCTCTAGATTGTTTCAATGGAGTTTTACTCCACATCAATAACTCTTTCTGTGATGTTTGATCTGCATTAATTTTTTGCTTTCTCCACTGACCATTAGCAGATTGTTTCATACCCTTTTGGATACTTCTACTATATGTGTTATCTGCTGGGTCTGTGTCGATAGTCATCATTCTAGTCACAGCTCTTTCATCTTGTAGTATTGCTTCTACAGCAGCTCTACCAGCTCTCATACCATCTTCAGGTCTACCTACAATTTGACCGTCTCTTACAGTAGCTTGTTTGTAAGCGTTGTTAAACACCTCTTCAAAGTTAGCGTATAAATTTAGCCACTCTACTGAAGCAGTTTCTGTACTTCCAAACGTATCTCCTGTTCCTTGGTCAGTGTATGCCTTTAGATATTTAGCTGCTGAGTCATGTAAATCTGTTCCCGGTACAAGTGCACCTGTAGTAAGTATTTTATCTTTGTATTTATTAAATATCTCAGTGCTTACATTTTCCATTTCAAAATCATACACACCACCTTGGTAGCGCATAGATTGTGCAATCATGTCTTCTGCAACATCGTCAGGTATATGACCTTTCAACGCATCTGATAATTCTATAGGTACATATCCGTCATACTTATCTTTGTAGAACGCAAACATCATTGCCTTCTGTTCGTTAGTAGGAGCTTGCATGCTTTTTATAACATCTAAGTCAGCAGCTATAGAATTTTCTTTTGCTTCGTCTCTAGCAGCTTGACCTAGTTTAGCAGCACCAGCTAGTTCTCCTTCCAGACCAGCCCACTCTTTCCAAGAACCCATAGTCTTAATAGAACCATCACGAGCTGTTATTTCGTGATTAACTATAGACATAGCTTCTGTATACGTGATTGCATTTTGACTAACTAGATCAACTAGGTTATCTGCAAATGCTCTTCTACCAGCACCTATAGTAGTTCTGTTTCTTGCTGCATATCTAGCAGCCCAGTCATGTGCAAGTTGGTGTCCGTCTTCTGGATTAGCAGTAACAAAACCAGACTGTATCATTTTACTATCAGAAGCTGCTACCTCTAGTTGGTAGTTTTCTTCTCTAGCTACAGCTTGTTTTTTCCTACGCATTTCGTCAAACTTATCTATCTCTGGTTTGACAACAGTAGCTACCATTGCTGGGTTTAATCCTGAAAACTGTTTAGCATACTCAAACTTAATCTTTGTATCTAAAGCTGCTTGTTCTTGTGGTGATAGGTTATCCATGTGTCCAACAGACACTGATTGACCATCTCTAATAACATCTATCTTAGTAGTTTCGTAAGCATCATAAACATACTGATCGTAGTCTTTAGCTTTCTGCATAGCATATTGTTCTGCAACCATATACCTTTCCCAGCCAGACATCTTACGAAATTCATTAGCAGTTATACTGTCATTAGTGTCAGATTCTATTTTAGATGCAAACTCTTGTAGAGCTAAATCATCTTCAAATAGCATCTCTTTGTCACCTCTAAACTGTGCTTCTAGTTCTGGGCTAATACCTTTAGTAAGAACGTCTAGAGCTATTTCTGCTTCCCTATCTTGTCTATATTTCTCTTGCCTTTTTTGTAACATGTTACCAAAGGTAGAGGAGAGATCTGCTAATCCCTGATACATTTTAGCATCACTTCTTAGCTTATCTTCACTAACTTCCTGTAACTGTCTGAAATACTTTTCTTCGTTTGCTTGTATTTCTCTGTCAGATTTTTCTTGTTCGGGAATGATGTCCACGATTTGTTCTGGGTTTACTGACTGACCCGTTATATTAAATTGTGGAATCATAGTTAATAACTTTGAAATGTTCTAATCTGATGACCAAATGTAGGGTCTGTGACATAACCATAGTTCTGTCCCATTGACATTCCAGTACCAGATTTACTTACCATATCTGGTGTTTGTCCGGGACCCATAGTATTCTGAGGCATACCTTCTAGACCAGCACCTAATGCTTGACCCATACCCATCATTAATGTTAAACCTACGTTCTCCATCTGTGGTGGTGGGGGAGCAAAGT